AGAGCCCGTAGACGATGTCATGCGGGAGCGGAAACCGCACCGAGCGACGCTGATCGAGTAGTGCCATCAGCGCTTCACAAGCTGATCGCGGGCATCGATCGCTTGATCGGCCTTGCGCCGCGCCTCTTTGTAGGTCGTGGCCTGGCCACTCCGAAGCGCCCGATCGGTCAACCGATCGCGCACCACCGAATCCGGCGCCTCGTGCTCTAGTCGCTCACGCTTGCCCATGTTCCGACTCCAGCTCTACCAGCCGACGGGAGATCGCCCGCTGGACACCCTTGCGCCCGTCCGCCTCGGCGGCCGCCTCGAGAATCGCCGGGTCGGTGACCTCGGCCACCCGGGCAACCACGTCCGCCACTTTGCCATCGGTGAGCCCGGGAGGCTCGGCGGGCTCGGGCGCCTCGGCGGGTGGCTCCACCGGGGCGGATCCGCTGGACATGGACTGTCCACCCAAGAGCGAGTCACGCGCCGCGGTCAAGATCGCCAGATCGTCGGTGAGGCGCTTGTGCGGTCCACGGAGGCTCGGCGTGTGGGCCACCCGATCCGCCATCGTGTCGACCTGCCGCTGGGTATCCTCGATCATTCGCTCGACCACCCGCAGCGCGATCGGCGGGAGCACGCCCCGACCGATCAGCCCGGCAAGCCAAGAGGCGTAGCCGTCCAGGTCGCACCCGACCTGCTTCGACCCGCGATATAGCTTCGTCCACCGCGTCGCGTGGACCGTGCCCCGGATCCCCTCATGGGCGCGGATGTAGCTCGTGCCCTCTCCGTCCACGTCCCACGGGATCGTGATCCAGCCGCGCTCTTCGGTCTTGGCTAGGGCAAACTTGTAATTCCCCGCCTTGTCGACCCGGTTAACTCCGGGCTCGATCCGCATCTGACGAAGCGACGGCACGAGGCGGCCGGCCATGATGGCCCACCGCTCCGGGTGAGCTTGTAGCAGGAAGATCGGCGCCGGTGGGTGGTCGACCCGATGCACGGACGCCCGATCGGTATCGGGCAAGACGGGAGCGGATCCGGAGCTTTGCGCGCCCAGGTCCGCGGCGGGCTTGGTGAGTCTGGCCATGTGTCGTCGTCCTCTCTGGTAGGGCGGACCCCCGAGAGGCGCCGGGAGGGGACGACAACGCCGAGCCTCCCGAGAGCCGCCAGAGATCACGCGTCGGTGATGATGCTCACGCCCGCGGCGTCGATCGCCTCGGCCGCGCCACAGTAGAAATTGGTGATCGCTGCGGTCTCGGCCGTCCGGCCGCTCCGGTCCAGCTCGAGCAACACCTTGCCCATGTTGATCCCGACCACCGCGGGATCCGGTGGGACCATCGCGTCAGCCCAGATCAAAGCGCCGCGCCCGAACATGCCGCCCGCCCGGTCGGCGCCGGCGTTTGCGGTCGGCACGTGGGAGCTCGTGAACACGTCCACGCCCCACACCGAGCCCTTGAACCCGTTGCCGCGTGCTTGCTGCATCTCGAGCGACGCCGGATCGAGCTGGAGCGGCCCGGTTTCGGACTGCGTCGCCACCCGGAGATCGGCCCACTGTTGCGGATGGAGCAAGGCGAAGAACGGAGACGCTACGTTGGACGTCTCGAGCTGGGCAATAGCCGCATAGAATTGCGCCACCGTGAGATCCGATCCGCTCACGCCCACCGTCGCAGTGAAGCCGCCCACGAGCGCGGCGATCAATTCAGTAAGCCGGACACCCGCCGAGACCGCCGCATCCTGGGCGAACGCGGACGGTGAGAGGTGACCGATCGAATCGGTGAGCTTGGCCAGGTCGCTCGGCGCGTAGGCTTTGGCTTGACGTGCCACGCTGACTGTGTGACTCGCATCGGTGAGCGCGGTGTTCGCGACCGTGGCGCCCTCGGCCACCGCGGCCAGGGAGTCATACCCCATCCATCCGATCTCACCGACCTTGATCGTGGTCGAGCCGGAGCCCGACGCGTCGCCCGCATAGACGAGCGCCGGATGCTGCATGATCGCGTTGCGATCGGCCAGCGCGAGGAGCACCTCTTGGGACAGAACTTCGGCCAGCCGGAGATCGCCCAGTCCACTGTAAAGAATCTCATTCGCCAAGAGTCACCGCCTCGGATGGTCGTTAGTGCCTGATCGCGGTGTACGGGAGCGGCCCGGTGGCGTTCACCCCACTCTACCGCGCCTCACCCGCGGCGGTTCATTGACGCCAAGATCGCGTCCCGGTGCTCGGTGTATTGCTCGGGCGTCAGTTGTTTGATCCGCTCGGGCGTCCACTCGATCGAGCCATTCTCACCCACGCCAACGCGGGCGCCGGCCGATGATGGCGGGAGCGGTGGCCGGGATGGGGCGCCGGTGCCTTGCTCGCTCTCCGGCTCGAGAGCCACGGTGGACGCGGGAGCCTCGGCCGGCGTCAGGTATGGACGGAGCGGGATCGGGGCGTTGGATGGGTCGGCCCGAAGCCCATCCAGCCACGCCGCCATATCGCCGCGCGTGTCTTCGGGGGCGCGATCGTAGAACATCCGCGCGACGGCTCGGCCGGCGTCGTCCGTAAAGCCGGCGCCGATCAGCGTGAGATCCCGGGCGTGGTCCACCCGGAGCGCCTCGAGCCCGGCCCGCGCCTCTTCGAGCTGGACGGTGAGCGCCGATGCGGTGGCCGCTTGAGCCTGTAAATCCGCGATCTCGTTCTTGAGATCGACGATCTGGCCTTGGGCGTCGTTGCGTTGCTCAACCACCCGTTGGAAGCGGTCGTATGGAATCCGCCCGGGCTCGACCGGGGGCGCCTCGTGATCGTGTTCTTCGGCCATGTGTCGTCGTCCTCTGCTAGATGGGGCCGAGCGTGGCGCGGCTCTCTCGGATCCGGCGTAGCGCGTCCCGCGCCTCGGTCTCGGTGGTGCCGGGGTTTAGCTCCCGGTAAGCGTCGATCGGATCGAGTAGCCCGGCGCCGATCAGGCTCACTAGATTCTCGCGCCGTGCCCGTTGCTCTTCGGGTGAGAGCGGGACGCCTTGGAATGCGATCGTGTATCCGCTCTCCGGGAGCGGTGAGCCCAGGTCCACGGCGCCGGCGTCGGCGGCCCGGTTCAGCAGGATCGCGGTCAGGTTGAGCGTCTCGGAGATCCCCGCCCTGAATTGCGGCTCATACCGGCGTTGGGCGGCCCGGATCGCCGCGTGAGACACGGAGACCGCATAGCCCGAGCGCGGGTCGCCGCTCATCCGGATCAGGTCGGCGGGATTGATCCCGGCGAACGACGCTAGGCGCCGCTCATACATCGAGATCGCCTCCTGGGCGTCGATCGGGCTGGACGGGCTCGACCATTGCTGGAGGCTCGGCTGGCCCGCCTCGGGGTTGACCACGTCCCACAGCAGCACCAGCGACGGATCCGCGACCACCTCGTGGCGGCGCTTGCCGTCCCGGTCCTCATCCGCGATCCCGGTGCCGGCCAGTTGCAGGTTGATCGCGTTCCGCTGACTCCACGCACTATTGCGCTCTTGGTGGCCTAGAAAGGTATATTTGACCCCGAGGTTTAGGGTGCCCTCGATCAGCTCCACCGACGCATAGGGGTCCCAGAGCCGCGACGTCGCGGCCGCGTGGAACATGACATACGGGAGCACGGGGGTCCCATCGGCCATCCGATACGGGTATGCCTCTCCGGACTGGCTCCCGCCCAGGTATTCGTCGGTGAGGTCCGTGCCGTCGTCGGCCAGGATCCGATAGCTCGGCCCGGCCAGCTCGAGCACGTCCCAGGTCCACTCAAGCCGGCCCGTCGCCACCCGCTCCCGGAGGCGTTGTTCGCGCACCTCGATCAGGCGCCCGGGGATCTGCGGGTCGTCTCGGCAGATCACGAAGTCGGGAAAAACGGAGCGATAGACCACCCGATCCCCGACCACGTCCACCCGGAGCAACATCTCCCGCAGCGCCAGCGTGTCGCGCTGGACCCGAGACATAAGCGGCCACAAGCCGGCGTCATGGACGTAGGGCATGAGCCGGTCGGCGCCCTCACCACCGACCACCGGCCACCGATCAAAGAGCACCGAGAGCGCGTCCCATACCTGACGGAACAGGTTGGCGGAGAGGTCCACGATCCCCCATGCCTCACGCCGGACGGATCCGACCTGGCATTGCACGCGGCGCTCTAGATCCGCCCGCCATTGCCCATACAGGATCCGCCGCGCTAAGCCGGTCCACTCCCACCGCCGAAGCTCGGCCGGGTCGTGTGGCTGTGGGCGGATCGTGATCGGGCTTGAGCCGGGCGGTGAGACCATGCCCCACTCTACCCCCGCGCTATCCGACGTAAATCCGCGCCCGCGAGCGTCGGGGCGTGGCGAAGATCTGCCAATCCAGCGCGTATCGGATGGCGTCCAGAATGTGCTTGTATGGGCTATCCGAGCGCCCGTCGTACCTCTCGAGCGAGGTGATCACCTGCTCACACCGGGCGCCGACGTTGAAACAGCCACGCCGGACCATCGCCCGATGTAGGTATACCTCACCCATATGCACCGACCCGGCCCCGTGTCCCTTGCCGCGCTTGACCGTCCGGAGCTGCGGTGAGAGCGTGTCCGGCTTGCGCTTGATCTTGCGCCCGATCGCCCGCATGAGCTGGCCGTTGCTCTTCTTCTGCATAGACCCACGGCGCCACGGCCGATCCCCGTAGGCGTGATCGAGGTCGTCCCATGACAGCCCCCACCGAGAGAGCATGGACAGGATCCCGCGGGCGTCGTCGCGTTCGTCCGTCTCGCCCTCGCTCACGTATTCGTCGAGCACCCACACCCGCGGGTGGGTCGGGTCCGGCTCGAGCGCCACGAGCACGGCCGCGCTCGAAAAGTTTGCGCCGCTCCCGTGGTCGATCCCGACGCAGAGCTTGACGTCGCCGGGCGGGACGCGATCCGAGACGTGCGCATCCGGGCCGGTGGACGCAAACGCCCGGAACAGCCGCCCGATCGCGCGGCAGTCCCACTCCCCGGCGACCACCACGGGCTCCTCGGCGTCAAGCGTGGACGCCCGGATCGAGTCTATCCAAGCGGCGTCGCAAAGCGTGCCGTCGGTGAGCCGGATCGGCCGGCTTTGCCCAACCGGGATCATAGCCTCGGGCGTCAATGGGCCGTGGATGTCCTCGACCTGGCCGGACTCGGTGAGCTCTCGCAGGTAATCGACCGGCGCATTAATCGGCGTCAGCGTCCCCCACACCCACCCATTGGTGCGGATCACCCGCTTAGTGATCTCGCCCCACACCCGCCGAGACGCGGGCGGCTCGTCGAACATGGCCCATCCGATCGTTCCGCCCGCGAGCTGGAGCGCGCCTTGCCGGGCGGTCTTGATCCGGATCAGCGACCCGTTCCGGAATCGCACGAACGGGTGTTTGCCTCTGAACCCGTGCCCCTCGATGTATTCGGTGGACGGGTCGATCGCGTCCTTCGGTAGCAGTGACCACAGCTTGCTCTGGATCTCGATCGACTGGCCCCATGAGGCGCAAACGATGTAGCCGGCCACCGGTGGCGCCGGGACGCGATAGAACGGGTGGCGGCCGATCGAGTGATAGATCGCGTTTGAGAGCCCGGCCCACGTCTTGCCCTGGGCCTGGTTTCCGGCCCGCATGATCCGGAGCCGGGCGGGCGAGGATAGGAACCGATGTTGCAGCGGGAGCCACCGAACCGCCTCGAGGGGGTTCCGCTCTCGGGCGTAGCGTAGCGCCCGGGCCGCTCGAAGAGCCGGGCCGAGCCCGCCCACCTATTCCACCAAGTGCAACAGCGGCTTACCGAAGCGCCGCGCCACCGCATCGGCGATCGGCTCCAGGTCTCCGGCCGCCATCCGCTCGATCTCGTGCACGAGCGCCGAAACCAGCTCGGGCGGGCTCAGCTCATCCTCGGGCGTGCCCTGGGATCGGAGCCGCTCGGAGCGGTGGCGATCGTATGATTCGCGCCGGGCGTCCGCGCGAGTCCCCCACCGGCACGCAAGCGACCCATCCTCGGCCGCGCGCTCTTTAGCGGTGGCGTACTGGGTGGCGACGCGCCACCACTCCTCGGGATCCTCGATCCACTCGGGCAATGCGACCGGGGCCGGCGTCGCCTCGGGCGCGGGCGGGCGGGCGCGAGGATCGCCGGCG